CTTCCGATCTCAATTGCGAAGTTCATCCCCTCTCTATTGCTTCGTGCCACTTCCATCAGCGAAAGCGGTTTTTCTATGTCTTGGAACATTCAAGGCATTAAGGATTACTATTCATTTCTGTGTAAACAGTACGGTTTGAAAGACGAACTGGGTAACAAACCTAAAGTGACTTTCTTATGATATTCGCCCCACACATATTGCAGGTAAAAGTTATCACCCCGATGGACAAGGATGAGTTTGGCAGACCTATTCCCGGAACAGGTGGTGAAAGCTGGCAGGAGGTGTGCAAATGCCGTTGTGATGATAACACTACCAAAGAGTTTTCATCTGATAACGGCTCTGTGTATCGTCCGAATTATCATGTGGTATGCGAGAAGAGAATTACTGTCAAGGCTGGTGATGAAGTACGTTGCATGGATGGTGATAGCGTAAGAGGTCAAGGCGAAGTTTATACAGTGAAGAGTACAAACTACTTTAACTACTCGGAATTATGGATGTAGATTTCGATTTCTCAGATGTCGACTCCTTTTTCGATGAAGGAGAATGGGAGGTCGAAAAGAAGATGATTGATGTAGGCGATGAAGCCGTGAAGTACGCAGAGGAACATGGGGATTATCAAGACCATACACTCACTTTGAGAACGTCCAATGATTACGATGTCAATAAAGACGGTTTGACATTGAAAAACGAAGCGGAATACGCATCATTCGTAGAATCTAAAGGGTATGATGTTTTGAGTAGTGCTGCTTTATTTGCGGAGAAACGATTAAAAGAAGAATTTGAAAAATGAAAAAGTACATTGGAACAAAACAGATTGAAGCAGAACCTATGACAATGGGCGAGGCTTATGAAAGAGGTTTATTACAAGTTGGCAGAGTGCCTGATGCAGAGTATGCAAAGCGCATGGGTTATCACGTTAAATATGCTGACGGGTACGAGAGTTGGTCGCCAGCGGAACCGTTTGAGGAGGCGTATAAACTCGCCGATACATCACTTGACCGTATGCAGATAGAAGCCGAAGAAGTCAATGGAAGATATGTAAAGTTAGCCGCTTTCATAGATTCAGGGAAAATGGATGAAGTCGTTAATGATATGTACAACAAGTGTTTACTGGAAATGCAGTGTTGTACAATGTTCGACTATATACGGCTTCTTGATACTCGCATACAGCGTATGCAAGGTTCTGATGGTGCAAAAGTAATAAAGATGAATTTTGGTATGGCTATTATGGCTCTCAAAGCAGGTTTTCCAATTCGTAGAAGCGGTTGGAACGGAAAAGGATTAATGGTGTTCAAACAGGTTCCAGCACATATTGATAGTGATATTATCCCCAAGATGCAATCTATTCCGCAATCAGCAAAAGACCTTATTCTGAAAGGCAAGGGCTTTATTGACTACACAAGCCAGTGTCTTATTTACAATGAGAATACTGGACGCGCTGATTCATGGGTTCCGTCTATCAGTGATGTATTTGCAGAAGATTGGGAGATTGTGGAATGATAGTAACTACCGACATAGGAAACATCCTCTACCGGGACTGCAAGGCTTTCGGAATAGATCTAGTGCCTGATGGTGAAACGCTGACGGGTGAATTGAAGTCCGAAAGGATTGTCATCCACACGAAGAAACAACAGCCGGGAAAGTATTGGAAGAAATCTTTCGCAGAAGTGAATCTATGTGTACCCAATTTAAGCGAGAATGAAGCGAACACAATCCGGCTTAACGAACTCGAAAGAAAGGCTGGCAAGCTGCTTGATGATGTAGTAAGCACCTATGACGGTACAACCTATCGTTATTCTATCGAATCAATTGGCACGGAAGCGGATACAGCTTTGAAATGCCATTACGTGAATGTGAGAATTTTATTTGAAGTAATAAATGTAAAACTATAAGATTATGATTTCAGCAGTAGGAATAAAAAGAATCTTGTTTGCCGACATTGATAAGGTAACGGCAGACATTACCCCCGAAATCGCAAAGACTTTGATTCAAGCCGCTATCAAAGCGAAAGATGAGGTTTTGAATGTACACGGGGAAACGTGGCAGATTGAGGAAACGGAAGCCTCTGTCACCGGGTACAAGAACCAATTAACGGGAAAGAATTACCGTTACGATGATGTGCCGGGAGAAGTATCGCCCGCTTTCTCTATCGGACAATATGACTGGAAGACCAAGAAAGCGTTCATGGGTGGCGATGTTATTCAGGCAACATCTAAAGATGTAGGTTGGAAGCGTGCTTTGGATAAAGTTATTATCAACAAAGCATTGTTCTGTCTGACCGATGATGATGTCTGGTTCATCTTCCCAAAATGCCGTATTGTTTCCCGTGAAGCCAATACGGATAAGGCAATTGCAATCGCTGTAAAAGGCTTGGTGCAGGAACCGGGAATCGAAGGTGTTTCTTCTGAGTATAACTATGAAGAAGGGCAGATTAAAGCTTTGCAGGCATGAACTACAGTAACCATTGTACCTACTCCTTCCGATGCGACCGTAAAGCTGGACGGTGCAACGGTCAAGTCAAAGCAGGTGAATGCTGGGGCTACCGTTCACTATGAAGTGTCGAAAGTGGGGTACGTCACTCAGTCAAGAGATATTAAAACCACTCCTTCTGAAGTTGATACCACTCTTAAAAAAGAGATAACATTGGTAAAAGCACAAGAGTGATAACCGGGGGATGGATATATACCATTCCCCCTTTTAGTTTAAGAATATGAATCAAGCAGCAAAAACGGTTTCTGATGCTTTGTTAGGGCTGGATTTCATGAATGTGGAGATAGGAGGGATGGTTTATACCATTAAACCTCCTACAATTAAAATTATCTGTCGTGCCATTCATCATTTTTCCAATATCGGCATGACTGGAGATAATGTCATGGAAGCTATTAAAGAGCTTCCTGAAGCTACTGAAGATATGCTGAAAGGTATTTCATGCTTTATCTGCGGGAATGATAGTTTGGTCAAAGAATTGGAGAACGGCACTTTTGAAGAAGTCAAAGATGCCTTGGAAGTCTGTTTCTCTATGATGGATATTTCGGCTTTTCAGTGTGTCAGCTCGATGAGGAACGTGTCGATGCTGGCAGCAAGACCGAAACAGTAGGAAACACAACGTTCTTCGGGCAGATAGCCCATTTGATTGACACGCTGCATCTGAGTTATACAGAAGTGTTTGAGATTATCCCTTATCGGAATCTGCTGATGATGCAACGGGATAAATTACGCGCAGTATATGGTGGTCAGAAGGTGAATAGAATCAGTGGTAAGGAATTGGCTAATCGTAGGAAAAAGAAATAGATATGTCAAAATTATATTTTAAGATAGGTAGTGACTGGGAAGAAGTTGTAAGACTTCGTAATGAAATTGCAAAATTAAAGCAGGAGTTAATGAGCATGGATGGCACGCAGACTCCTGCTGCTTTCAAGGCTTTGAATGCCCAACTTGCTGCATCCAACCAAAGATTGGATGAGTTGGTGACTAATGCAGCCAAAGCTGGAGCGGAGATGGAAACGGGATTCAAAAGGAAAATCTTCGATGCTTCCCAGGCCGTGAATGGATTCACAGAGAAGATTCTTGCTCAAAAAGCGGTAGTTAAGGATATTGAAGCGGATGTAAAACGACTTGGGGATGCTTATCGTATAGCATTGAAAAGGAATCCGTTATCAGCAAATAGCAAGTTAGAAGAATACAATGCTGCCCGCAAAGCTCTTGATGAAGAAAAGGCAGCTTTATTTGGATTAACCCAACAACAAGCCGAAGCGCGTCTTTCCGTAAAGAAACTTCGGGATGAATACGCCCTTTACAATGATAATGCTAAGGAAATCGTAGAGAGTAACAACGGTATCGCTATTTCTTGGAAGAAAGCCTTGGCGGTTATTGGTGGTACTGGAGTACTGAAAGCATTAGGTGCTGAAATGATTCGTGTACGTGGCGAGTTCCAGGCTGCTGACACTGCTATTGAAACTTTATTGGGAAACAAAGAGAAAGCCAATGCCCTCATGTCACAAGTTCGTGAGTTCGCTAAAATTTCTCCGCTTGAATTTTCTGATGTAACAGCAGCCACGCAGATGATGCTTGGTTTCAACATTGAAGCTGAGAAAGTTCCCCGTTATCTACAAGCTATTGGCGATGTTTCTATGGGGAACACACAAAAGTTTAATTCTATGACTTTGGCATTCTCTCAGATGTCCGCTGCCGGTAAACTTATGGGTCAAGACCTCAATCAGATGATTAATGCAGGATTTAATCCTCTGCAAATCATGTCTGAAAAGACCGGTAAGTCTATCGCTACCCTCAAAGATGAGATGTCTAAGGGGGCTATTTCCGCAGAAATGGTTCAGCAGGCATTTATAGATGCTACTTCCGCTGGTGGTCGATTCTATCAGATGTCCGAAAACGCTTCAAAAGAGATAAACGGTCAGCTTTCTATGATGCAGGATGCGATGGATAGTGTTCTCAACGAGTTAGGTGAGAAATCGGAAGGTGTAATTATGGACGGCATTCAGATGACTGCTTCTTTGATTGAAAACTACGAAACAGTCGGCAAGATACTTGCTGGATTAGTAGTTACTTATGGCGCATATCGTACTGCTGTAATGCTTACTACTATCGCAACGAGCAAACACACGATAGCCGAGATAGCCCTTACCAATGCCCGTGTACTGGCACGGAAAGCACAAATGGCTCTCAATGCGGCAATGCTTACCAGTCCTTATGTTTTGCTGGCGACTGCCGTTGTAGGGCTTGGTGCGGCCATGTGGACTTTCCATGATTCCGCAACCGAAGCCGAAAAAGCACAGAGAAGGTTTAACGAACAGCAAGAAGAAGCTAAAAAACAAGAGGAAGAACACAAGCAGAAAATTGATTTCCTTGTAAAGAGTTCCCGTGACATGGCTTTGTCTGATTTACAAAGAGGACAGAGCTTGGCGGAGTTGAGAAAAGAATACCCAAAGATATTCGCTCAATACGACATTGAAACCATTAAACTTGCTGATATACTCAAATTAAAGCAGCAGATTGCAGAGGAAGATGCAAAACGTGCCGGAGAAAAACAAGCCAAAGAATTTTCTAATATTGAATCTGAAATCAAATATTACGAAAATTTACTGAAATCTCTTTCCGGGCAGCAAGGTGTTGATGGATATGTGAAGAAGATGAAAGAATTGCGTGCTATGCGTGACGTTATGTTACAAGACAAGGGGAAAGGCATTTCAGAGCAATTCATATCCAATTTGAACAATGTTGATGTAAAGGAATTTGACCGATATATTTCCGAACTTGAAAGGAGAATCAAAGGAAAGGGTGATAATGGAACCATCAAACTCCGTTTGCCTATTGATGTAGAGGGAACTTTGTCAGATGAAGCAATCTATAATGTCAAAGACATAAAAACACTCATAGATACTGCAAAATCTGCCAAGCAAACCCGTATTGATTCAGAGAAAAACAAAACTACTTACAAACAAGACTACGATAAAGCCAAGAAAGAGTGGGAAGATGCCAAAAAGAAACTCTCTGGAATAGAAAAGGACAAATCCAAGTTTACCTCAAAGCAGTATGAAGAGGCTAAGAAACGGGTAGAAACAACTGAAAAATCCTATAAAAATTTAGGTGGTATCACTGGTAGTTCTTTAACCAAGCAGGAAAATCTAGCAAAAAAGCAAAAAGAAAATCAGGAAAAGCTGGACGGGCAACTTCTTTCACTTCACCGTCAGAACCAACAGGATGAAATCAACCTGATGAGAGAAGGCACGGAAAAGAAGTTGAAACAGATTGACCTTGATTATCAGAAACAGATTGATGCGATAAGAAAACAGGAGGAAGAATGGAGCAAAGCCGGTAACGGTAAGCTGACCGACAAGCAGGCACAGAAAATTTCAGAAGCTTATACCAATGCCGAAAGTATGAGAGATAAAGATATTTCCGATGTAACTGAAGGACAGCTGAAAGCCGAACAACAGGCTTTGAACGACTACTTGAAAGAATATGGCACGTTCCAGCAGCAGAAATTGGCTATCGCCCAAGAGTATGCGGAAAAAATAAGGAAAGCACAGGAAGAAAACGGTGTTAATAGTGCACAAGTAAAGTTACTGGAGAAACAACGTGATGTTGCCATACAGAACAAGGAAACAGAAGCCATAAAAGCCAATATAGATTGGGTTACTGTGTTCGGTGAGTTTGGTTCCATGTTTTCCGACATGATAAAGCCCGCCTTGGACGAAGCGAAAAAATATGTACGGACTGACAAGTTCAAGAACTCCGATCAGGCAAGCCAGAAATCATTGATTGACGCCATCAGCCAGATGGAAAAGTCTTTGGGTGGTACAAGTGGAGTCAACTTCAAGAAACTTGGAGAGGATGTAAAAGCCTATCAAATAGCAGAACAGAATCGTATCAGTGCCATAGGGATTGAAACAGCTGCTTTGGAAAGACTAAAGAAATCACAGGATGATTACACCAAAGCGCAGAAGGGCGGAACGGAAAGTGAGAAACAAGCCGCAGCAAACGCTCTTGAAACAGCACGGCAGAATGCTGACATTGCATCCGCCAATGTGAAGACACAGACTGATATCGCCAATCAGGCCCAGCGTAATGTGACTGATACCGCCACCAGACTGAAAGCAAGCATGGAAAATTTGTTGGGAGGCTTGCAGCAGATTTCATCCGGTGGATTGTATAACGCATATAGCGGAATTATCAAAACCGTGAACGGATTCAAGGATGTCATAGGAAAAACGTCAGAATCTCTTAAGGAGGTCCCCATTGTCGGATGGATTCTGTCCATCATTGACGTACTCAAAGACGGATTAAGTGATCTTGTCGGTGGTCTGCTTGATGCTGTTCTGAACGCTGTCAGTGGAATTATCGGTGATGTCTTGTCAGGGGATTTGTTTGTCACAATCGGCAAGTCATTGAGGAACGGCATAGGAAACATCCTGAACGCAATCTCATTCGGAGGCTTCAACTCCTTGTTTGGAATAGGTGGAAACGCCAAGGAAGTACAGGAAACGATAGACAGGCTGACGGACAGGAATGGAACTTTGCAAACGGCCATCGAGGATCTGACTGACGAGATGAAGGCAAGCAAGGGAATGAAATCGGTTGAATCTTACAGGGAAGCTGTAAAGTATCAGGAGGAAGTCAATAAAAACTATCTGCAAATAGCAAAGGAGCAAGCCGGATATCATAAGAGCCACGGCAGCTGGCAGCATTATCTGAAATGGACGGATGAAATGCTGGAACACGCAAGAAAAGCTACCGGCATGCAGGATTTCTCCGGCACCGATTCCTTGTGGAATCTGACCCCCGAACAGATGAAGGCTCTACGGTCGGACGTATGGTTATGGGATATCATGGAATCTTCAGATCGGAAGAGCGTCGTGTAGGGAAAGAGTGTCTTC